GGCGCAGACAAGGGTGGCGATGTCTCTATGTTCGATGACTTTGACATTGACTACAACCAGCAGAAGTACCTTATCGAGACTCGTTGCTCTGGTGCTCTGGTTAAGCCCTTCTCCGCCATTGCTCTGTGGACTTCCGACACTTCTAGCGTTGGGCCCACCTACACTGCTGTGACCGCAGAAGATGGGGACAACCCTTCTGAGAATGCTTGGTATGAGAAGAGCATCCTCGGCAATTACTCTTTGACCAGTGACACTGAGGTCAAGGAGGGCAAGACCTACTACGAGAAGGACTGAGCAATAATTCAAAATGAAATCGGATTTGGGTGGTGCTGATGACGAGTTTCACCCATTTCCGTTTTTCATAGTATTTAATAGGAGGGAATATGGCACGGTTTTATGGAAAAGTCGGTTACGTCCAGGAAATTGAGACCCGACCGGGCATTTTTGAGGACCAGGTTACAGAACGATTCTATTACGGCAATGTCGAGAGGAATGCCAGCAAATGGACTTCCAGCGGCAACCTCAATGATAATACATCTGTCAGCAACAAAATAAGTGTCGTTGCCGACCCATATGCCTACCAGCATTTTCCCTATATTAAATACGTCGAGTGGATGGGTGCTTTGTGGAAGGTTTCTGAAATCGAAGTAGAGCGCCCGAGGCTTATCCTTACTATGGGGGGTGTGTATAATGGCCAGCAGACTTGAACTGCATGAGGAGCTATGTGGATTGCTCGGAAGTAAAAATTGTTATTACCAGCCCCCGGAGTCTGTAAAGATGAGCTATCCATGCATAGTCTATAGCCAGGGTAAAAGCACGGAACGGTATGCAAACGATAAGTTGTACTCTCTCCATCATTCCTACGATGGAATCGTCATTTCTAAAGACCCCGAGTATGACCTTATCGACAAAATTGCATATCATTTCCCAAAGTGTCGTACTGGAACGCCGTACGTCGCCGATAATCTTAACCACTGGCCGTTTTGCGTTAAATATTAACTATGTCCAAATATGAAATTAAGCTGCTAACAACTCCGCAGGGTTATGGCATCATGACTGCGGAATATATCCCTATTGAAATAAGGAGGAAAATTATGAGTAAACTTGTTTGGGATCAAATCGGCGAACGCTTGTACGAAACCGGTGTGCGAAATGTCGTTCTGTATCCAACCGACAAGACAGGTGCTTACGGCGCAGGTGTTGCCTGGAACGGTGTCACCTCTGTCAATGAAAGTCCGTCCGGCGCTGAGTCTAATCCTCAGTACGCTGATGACATCAAGTATCTCGATCTGCGGTCTGTGGAGGAGAGAGACGCAACGATTGAGGCTTTTACCTACCCGGACGAATTCGCCGAGTGTGACGGCTCTGCCGAAGTGGTCGCTGGCGTGACCATCGGACAGCAGTCTCGCAGAACCTTCGGCCTGTGCTACAGAACTATTCTGGGTAACGACACCGATACCGACGATTACGGGTACAAGCTGCACATCCTGTACGGTGCTGTGGCATCCCCCAGCGAACGCAGTTACAACAGCGTCAACGATTCCCCCGATCCTATTACGTTTAGCTGGGAGGTGTCCACGACGCCTGTTTCGGTCACCGGTTATAAGTCCACCTCCAGCATTGAGATCGACTCCACCAAGGTAGACAAGACTAAGCTGGCAGCTCTCGAGGACATCCTTTACGGAACCGACAAGGAAGAGGCTCGCCTGCCCATGCCGGACGAAATCATCACGATGATGAAAGCTTCTTGATCGGAGCGCAATAAATTTTAAAGGGCTGCCCCAAATTTGAGGCGGCCCTTCTTACATCTTGAAAGGAGAACTATAAATGCTTAAGAAAACCATGACCTACACCGATTATAACGGTGTTCAGAGAACAGAGGATTTTTACTTTAACCTCAACAAAGCGGAACTGATCGAGATGTCTTTTTCCGTGGAAGGTGGTTTGGACGAGTATATCCGAAAAATCATCAAAGAAAACGACCATGCAAAGCTTTTGAGCTACT